TAAAGCTTCAAAAACACATGCTGGACAAGCTAAAACACTAAGAGGAGTTATAAATGGATCCAAGAAAAGGAACGGGAAAAAAGCCTAAAGGTTCTGGTAGAAGGTTATATACGGATGAAAATCCTAAAGATACGGTAGGAATTAAATTTGCGACACCAGCAGATGCTAGAAGAACTGTATCTAAGGTAAAAAAAGTAAACAAACCTTTTGCTAGAAAAATACAAATATTAACAGTTATGGAACAACGTGCTAAAGTAATGGGCAAAACAGAAGTTGCAAGAATAGCTAAGGCAGGTAAACAAGCTATAAGAAAAAAGGAGAAAAAAATTGGCTAAAATAAATACATTTATTCCAGAACCAAAAGAGGAATACAATATAGAAAATCAAAGATTAATTAATTTAGCTATAAGTCAAATAATACAAAAACTAAATTTTACTTATCAACAAGAAATTAAAAATGAACAACAAACATTTGAGTGGTTTTTATCATGACAATAAGATACAAAAATCAAGGTTATAAACAAACTGGTACAGGTAAAACTACGGTGTTTACTTGTCCTAGTGATGCCACAGTTATAGTGAAAAGTATTTACTGTGCAAACAATGATAGTTCGTCAGCTATATTAGTTAATATGAATTTTGTAGATTCATCTGACTCAAACACAGAATATGAATTTTTTAGAGATGATGTTCCAGCTAAATCACAAGTAAATGCTTCACCTCAAGGTTTAAACTTAGAAGCAGGTGATGCTATTACTGTGCAATCAGCTACTGGTAGTGGTAAAATACAAGGACTAATTAGCTATGCTTTGGTTGATCGTTCTCAAGAAAATGGATAATGCAACTTCATCAAGCTATTTTTAAAATAGAAAAAGTTCTATCTAAAGACTGGTGTAAAAATCTTACTCAATATATGGATATTGTGTGTAATAATAAAGCAACAGTTTTAATCAACAATAAAAGAGTAGAAGATACAAAACAAAGAAATGTTTATGATTATGGATTATCTGATCAAGGACAAGATGTTGATTATAATAAAATTTTGTCAGATGTAATTAAAGATAACATACGTCAATATTTAAAAAGTTTTACTTATTTACTAGAACTTAAAATGGAAGGTATAAATTTACTAAAATATACTGAGGGTAATTTTTATAATACACATATTGATTCGTTTCATACTGTTAACAGACAAATATCTATTATAATAAATTTAAACGAAAATTATGAAGGAGGTGACATAGTTTTTATGCACCCTACTACAAGAAAACCTTATAGCAAAATTAGATTAAAAACAGGAGATATGTTACTATTTCCTAGTAATTTTATGTACCCTCATCAAGTAACAAAAATAACAAAAGGTATAAGATATAGTTGTGTTAGTTGGTGTTATTAAATCTTTTATTTTTTATTATATGTGATATTATTTAGTTGTTTTTATTCAAAACTTCTCCAATTCAACCCTAACTACTCAGTTAGGGTTTTTTTGTTGCTCTGTCTTGTTTTTTATGTAATTATATGTGCTATGAAAACAATTAAATGTGAAACAAAAGAAGTATACAGAAACAAAAAAAACAATATGGTTTATGCCTCTAAAGAAGATGCAGAACACGATATAAACAACCCAAACACAGATACCAAAAGAGAAGATGTCGTAAATGATGTTACCGTCATAGTGCCACCAGAGGCTTTATCTTTAGTCTCAGATACACAAAAATGAAAATTCAATATAACAAATTTTATTACAATCCTTTGCCTGATGCTTTATCTATTCGTAAAAGTGATATTCATGGGCATGGAATATTTGCTAATAAAGAAATTAAAAAAGATCAAGACTTGGGCAGCACACACATCAAAGTTCCTATGATATTAGGTTATATCAGAACACCTTTAGGTGGTTTTCTTAATCATTCAAATAAACCAAATTGTGTTTTAGAAGTTACAAGAGATTGGGATGATTATATTATTTATAATGTATTTACTACTAGACTTATTAAAAAGAATGAAGAGTTGTTACTAGAGTATGGTGCTTGATGTTACCTAGAGGTGGAACAGAAATACAACATCATTTTTTATCACATTATGTAGATGAAAAACTACTATCTAATTTTCAGATATGTACATCTATACCAAATAAAGTTCCGATACTAGAAGATAAAATAAATATATTGTGGCAAAAAAACAGTTACGATCAACCTAATATATACCCTTGGTTTGAAGATAAAACTAACCACGACAAATTTGATTGGTATGTTTTTAACTCACACTGGAACTATGAAAAGTTTAGATATAAGTTTGATGTGCCTACTCACAAATGTCACGTTATAAAAAACGGAGTTACTAATTTTCCAGAACGTATTCCTTACAAACAAGGCGACACTGTAAGAATGTTATTTCACGTTACTCCTTGGAGAGGTTTAAATGTATTACTAGGAGCTATGCAACAATTACAGGATTGTAATGTGCATCTAGACGTATTTAGTAGTTGTAAGATTTACGGAGAAGAATTTGAAAAAGCAAACGAACATATTTATGAACCATTGTATGAACAAGCAAGAAAACTAGAAAATGTAAATTACATAGGATATAAAGAACATTCTTTCATACAAAAATTTTTATATCGTTATCATATGTTTGCTTATCCTAGTATATGGGAAGAAACTAGCTGTAATGCAGCTCTTGAAGCAATGGCTAGTGGGTTATATTGTATTGTTACTAACTTTGGTGCATTGTATGAAACGTGTTCAGAGTTTCCTGTGTATGTAACATATGATAAAAACTATCGTAACCTAGCTACTGCTTTTGCTCACGCTATTAGAGGTGCAGTAGACCATATGCACGAACCACGAATACAGGAACATTTACTTATGCAACAAAACTTTGTTAAAAGATTTTATAGTTGGGAAAAGAAAAAATTAGAATGGACAAGTTTTTTACAAGGAGCTTTAAATGCAAAATCATGAACCTATATACTCTCCTGATGCTGATTGGGTTGACAATAAAAAAATAAAATTATTTGTAGCAACACCAGTACATAGTGAGGTATCTATACACTACATGCAATCAGTTTTTAAATTACAAGCTAAGTGTAACGAAAAAAAAATACCTATTACGTTACAACTTATGAAATCCTCTTTAGTAACACAAGGTCGTAATTTATGTGTATCTGAATTTTTAAATTCTGGTTATACACACTTGTTGTTTATAGATAGTGATATATTATTTAATTCCGACTCTATATTTAAGATGTTAGAAAAAGATCAAGACGTGCTTAGTATCCCCTATCCTATGAAGGTTATACAGTGGGATAAAGTTTTAAACAAATGGAAAGGTATACCTAGTATGAATGATACACAAGCAAAAACCAGTGGTAATATGTTTCCTGTCCGTATTAAAGATAAAGAAGATGATATAACTGTTACAAATGGTATGATTGAATTATCTCATTCTATGACTGGTTGTTTATTAATTAAAAGAGAAGCATTAGAGAAAATGGCAAAAGCATATCCAGACTTAACTATAAAGCAAGAAACAATGATAGATGGCGAAAAACAATTACGCAAAAACTTGTATAACTTTTTCGATACTTATTACGATCCAGAAGAAAAACTGTATCTAGGTGAGGATTTTGCTTTTTCACGATTATGGACAAAAATAGGGGGTAAGTGCATGGCTCTTATAAATGAGTACATCACCCACGTTGGAGAATATCAGTTTACTGGTAGATTAATAGACGAAATGGTAGCAATTCCCACAGATAGTATTGATACTTCAACTAAGAAATAGTAGAATATTTATATAATAACCTTAAGGAGTGTTTTATGGCAGTACCTTTGATTGTACCAATAGCAGCTGGAGTTGGTAGTTTTCTTTTAGCAAAAGCAAGTGGAGCATCTAACCGAGATGCTTTAATAGCAGGTGGAATAGGTGCATTAGGAGCTTATGGAATAGGAACAGCAGCTGGTCTTGGAACTTCTACTGTTGCAGCTAAAGGCACGATAGCAGGAGCATTAGGTGGGTCACAAGTAGCAGCAGCAGCTACTGGAATAGGTGGTGCTACATTAGGAACTATGGCTATGCAAGGACAACCTCAACAAGCTCAAGCAAATGAAAATATGAATGTAGGATTTAAGGGAGTAGATCCAGCTCAGTACGCACAAGCTACAGAAAACTTACAAGGTATAACACAAAGAGCAACTTACGCTGATGCTCCATCAACAGATATGGTACAACAGCCTAGTGTTTATGATTTTACAAATCAAGAGATGTATACAGCTAAAGAAGGTGGATTAGCAGAAATAAAAAGATTCAAAGAAGGTGGTGTAAATTATTTGCCAAGTAAATTAGATCACAATGAAAAAGATTACAATAATTATGTTAGAGCAAAAGGCTATGTTGAAGATGCTACAACTATAGCCAACAAAGACGAAGATACTCTTCTAGCTCAATTAGCTGATGGTGAGTTTGTCAGTAGAGCTGATGCTATTTTAGGTGCTGGTATTATGGAAGGAGCAAGTCCTGAAGATTTTAAAGAGATGAGAAGATTAGGAGCTAAGTTCTTTTATAAACAACAAGACCAGTTAAAAAGGATTTACGACATAACCTCATGATAAATATTATCAAGGTTGATGTCGCAGAACATTGGACACGAGCATCTGTAATGTTAGCTGATGCTATAAATTTAAGTAACGGTAGGCATACACTAGAAACAACCTACAACAACTTAAAAAAAGGAGTTATGAGATTGTACGCAGTTTATTTTAAAGAAAAATTAAAAAGTTATTTCGTAACTCAAATCACCATTTATCCTGCAAAAAGTGTTTATGGAATTATTTTTTGTGGTGGTAAAGAGGTAATAAGACATATAAAAAAAATAGAAACTTTTTTTAAAAATGAAGCAGTTCTAAATGGCTGTAGAGGATTAGAAATTATTGGAAGAAGTGGTTGGGAGAAAGTTATTGATAATATGCCCTCTCTAGACTTTGAAGCAAAAGGTGTGTTTTATGAAATGGATACTTAAACTATTACCAAACAAAATAAAAGTTTGGTTGTACAAATGTCTATATGATGACATAGCTGAAAAAGGAGAATATGAAGATACAGAACTAGCTCACGTTAATCCTTATGAAGTTAAAATATTAAAAGAGATTGGTGGATCTGGTAGATTAAACAAAGCTACTGGATTAAAGGGTTACTTTGGTGGTGGTGGATCTCCTGCTCCTGCTCCTGCTGGTGGATCTGGTAGACAAGAAACTATATCTAGAGAAGCACCAGAGATTGAAGCTAGAAAGTTAGCTCTTTATGATCAAGCTATTGATTTAGCTACTGAGCCTATGCAAGTTCCAGAATATAAAGTAGCAGGTCCTTCTCCATTAGAAACTCAAGCATTTCAACAGGCAGGTCAAACTGGTATTGGTGCTGTTCCAGTACAAGCTGGTATAGGTGCAACATTGGGTGCAGGTCAAACAGCAATGACAGATTTGACTCAACAAGGAGGTATGATAGATAGTTTTATGAACCCTTATCAAAGATATGTCATTGATGAAATTAATAGACAAAGTCAAATACAATCTAATCAACAGGCAGCAGAAGCTGTCGCATCAGGAGCTTTTGGTGGTGGTAGAGAAGGAGTTCAAAGAGCTGAACAAGAAAGATTAAGATTAGGATTAATAGGTCAAGCACAAGCTGAAGGATTTAAAAGTGCATTAGGTGCTGCTGAAAGACAAAGACAATTTCAAACTGAGGCACAATTAAACCAAGCAGCTCAACTGTCAGCGTTAGGACAAACACAACAGACTATGCAACAGCGTGATATACAACAGCAACTACAAGGAGGGCAGTTACAAAGAGATATTGCTCAAAAAGGCTTAGAGGCACAAAGAGCTACAGAAGTTGCTAGACAAGCTGAACCATTTCAAAGAGTAGAATTTGCAAAAGGTATTATGACTGCCTTACCAACAACAGCATCACAGATTACTGCAACGACAGGACCAGGTGCTAATCCGTTAGCACAAGCAGCAGGAGCTGGTATAGGAGCATATGCAGCATATAATTTATTAGCACCAACTGGATCAGTTAAACAGAGTTAAGATATGGCAATAGAAAATACAAACATATTAAATGCACCTGCTAATGAAGATCTACTTAAAAATAGATTGATTTCTGATGAGCAAAAAATTGTTGATCAACAACCTAAAGAAGTTGCATCTGATGAAAAAGCAATTACACCAGATGTAGTTGTTCCTAGCTCAACAACTACGCAACCTACATTTAGTAAAAATGAGAGATTATCCTTAACTCTTTTACCTCTTGCTAGTGCTTTATTACAAGGTAAAAGATCTGGTAGTGGTAGTTTATTAGGAGATACACTTGCAAGTCTTGGTACAGGACTAGCTGGTACTACAGAGGTTGCTTTAAAAATAAAACAGTTGGAAGCAGCTGATAGAACAAAAAAAAGTAGTACCCTAAAACAATATAAATTACAAACTGATCCAAACAACCCAAACAAAAAAGTTCAAGTAGGTGGAGCAAGTTATACACCAGATATGAACAGAATATTTCAGTTAAGTGTTGATGATGTAAATGCTTATCCACAAGGTACTTTTATTGAAGTAACAAAAGATCAAGAAGAAAAAATAACAAAAGTAGATATTAGAGAGGATTTTACAATAGATGGAAAAACATACAAAACAGGTAAAGGAGTGCCAGTTCCTCAAAGTGTAATATTAAAACAAAACAATGTTGATCCCAGTGTTTTTGGTGACACTACTACCACTAATCTATCTACACCTAAAAAGTTTATTTTTCAAGAAGAAGTAACAGTAACCGTAAACGGAAAAAAGATAACCATACCCAAAGGAGAACAATTAGTCGCACCAGAAGTTGTTACAGCAGTCAATCAACAAATTGGAGTTGGTAAAGTTAAAGAAGCTCCTAAAGAATATAAACCAGATTCTTTTACTAAACAACTAACAAAAGTAAAAGGTATACTCGGTAAGGTAACTGATGAAAGCAACACACTAGAGAACAAAGTTGATGTGTTATCTGATGAAGATATATTTGATTTAAAAGCGTATGCCGACAAAATAGGAAAAAAACAAACTTACACCATTATTGAAAATGGAGTAACAAAAACTTTTGAAGAAACCCCAATAGATATATTTAATAACTATAAGATAGCTTATGGTGAAACTGCTTATAAAGATTTATTGGAAAGAATATTTTTAGGTAAAGAGGGGTCAAGAGCTTTAGATCAAGAATTAGTAAAATTAGAGGGAGACAGTCCTAGAAACTTTATAATGGATTTTGATGAGGCAGAAGTTGCGTTAGGTGATAAGAAAAAATTATTATCACAAAGTGTAAAACCTTTATCTGGAGGAGATGCACAAAAATTAGCATCAGCAGAAAGTGCATTAAATGCAATAAAAAATGCTAAGTCTATTATATTTGATAATGAAGGTAATATAAGAACTGGTATATTAGCAGCACCTGGCTCAAGGTTTTATGAGGCTGGTAGAAAGAAACAGTATTACAGAAGAGCTATAAGAATGGCTACCGAAATACTTTTAAGAGCAAGGTCAGGAGCAGCAGTTCCAGAATCAGAATTTCAAAGATATGATAAAATGTATGTGCCAAGTGTATTTGATGCACCTGAAGTAGCTAAGATGAAAATAACAGCTCTTGAAAATGAGTTTATAGCTATGAGGCAATTATTAGACGAAGGAAGAGGACAGGACTTACAAAAAGGTATACAGTATGATGCAGATGGTAGAATAATATCTATGAAACCTTTGTCTGGTGCAAATGAGGATTTAGATTTAAATAATAATGAAAGTTTTAAAAACAAAGCTAAAACTGATGATGGTTTTTCTGGAAATAATTAAGAGATTATAGATGGATACAATATTACAAACAAGAGGTATACTAAACTCTACAAAACCAAAAATTTTAGAAAATGGTATCACTGTTACTTTAGATAAAAATTCTGGAGCTCCACTTAAAACTAGAATGATAGTTGGCAACGAAGAGGATAGACAAAGAAGATTAGAGCTTATAAAACAAGAACATCCAGACGCAGTTGGGTTGTTTGAAAAAAAATCATATAGAGACTGGGCAAAAGCAAATAACGTAAGTGAAGATAATTTTATTTTTACTATAAAAGATGCTGATGGAAATGAAAAACAAGTTTTATATAACAATGAAGGTTTAGTTCCAGATTTAGGAGATTTAGGATCAATAGGTAGAGATATAGTTAGCACTATAGCTTATCCAGTAGGAGCTTTAGCTGGTGCACCAACTGCTATTGCAACTGGTGGAGCAAGTGTATTAATCGGTGGTGCTTTAGCAGCAGAGGGAGCTGGTCAGGCATATGATAGATTAATAGATATACTATCTAAAGAATATGTAAGTAGAGGTAGTTTAACTAAAAATACTGTAGATGCTTTGACTAGAATTGGTATAGATATAACTGGTTCTAAAATATTTGATGATGTAGTAAGAGTATCTAAAAATTTTAGTATAAGAGACACAGTAAAAAAAGTGTTTGGTGTATCTGACACTGAAGTAAAACAATCAAAAGAAATATTAGAAAAAGCAAAGAAGTTAGGCATAGAAGTTCCAACTCTAGGTCAAGTTGTTGATAGTAAATTCATACAAGCACTTGAAAAAAGAATAGCTATGAAACCTATGGCAGTAGGTCCTTATTCTGAAATGATGAAAAAATATCAAGACCAGATGGCAAAGGCTTTAGTAAATTTATCAGAAAAATACGGTAAGCCTGTAGGTAGTGGAGAAGAGATAGCTATATTAATAAATAAACAAGCTCAACAAACAATAGAAAAAACAGATGCTAAAATTAATAATTTATATAATTTAGCATCAAAAGCCTTACCAACAAATGCTAGGTCTGATTTAAGAAATGTAAGAGCCTTATATGATGAGTTAGTTAATGCTCAAGAAGAAACAGTTGACCAAAGTAGAGGTAAAGTAATAAATGAAATAAAAAAAATATTAGATTTAAGTGAAAAGACAGTAGGTAGAAAAGGACCTTTACAACAAGGTTATACAGCACAAAATTTACTAGACCAAAGAAGTATTGTGTTAAGAAATATTAGACAAGGAGACTCAGCTCTAAAGGGAGACTTTACTAAATCAGAAGTGCCATTTCTTAAAAGATTACAAACTGCCTTGTTCAATGATACGGAAGAGCTTGTAAATCAATATGGTGATGATGGTGCATTTAAATTATTAAGAGATGCACAAAATTTTAGAGCTACAGCACAAGAAGAGATTTTTGACAATACAAATGAAATTGTAAAAAGGTTTGATAAGAAAGCGATTAATGTATTTAATTTTGCATTAGACGGAACAAAAACAGGCTCAGAAAGAATCAAAAAAATTTATGATGATATTTTAGATGAAAAAGGTAGACAGGATTTAACTGCAAGTTTAACAAGAAGAATGGGTTTTAAAAAACCTGATGGTGGAGAAGACTCTGTATGGAGCACAAGTACCTTTTTAAAAAATTATAATGATTATTCAAAAGATGCAAAAGATGTAATTTTTGGAAACACAGAGCTAAGAAAGAATCTAGATACTATTGTGGAAATAGCTAATCGTTCTATGGATGTAGAAAAGTTTGCTAATCCCTCTCAAACTGGATTTGAAACTTCTTCTGTTTTAATGCCTATGTTAAGTGTTATGGGTGGTGGTGGAATGTATATGGGAGGAGCTAGTTTAACATCTGCTGCTGTTGTTGGAGGTGGTATTTATATGTCTCCAAGAGCTGCTTTAACACTAATGACTAGTCCTAAATTTACTAGTTGGTTATTAAAAACATCCAAACAAGCTGATAAAAATCCTAACATATTAGCTCAATCTATTGGTAATTTGGCTGCAAGTGTTGTGGAAAAAGAAGTAGATCCTGCCTATGGTGAAGCAGTAGATGAATTTATAAACACTTTACTCTTTCAAGGTCAAACTGAAGAGATGTCACAAACCGAAACAAAAGATGTTCAAACTATGGCTCAAGCACAGCCACCAAAAGAAACTCCACAACAACAAGTGGGTAATGTTAATGTAACATCTCCAAGAATAAATATAGATCCTACTACGTCTCAACCACCACAACAGATGGCTTCTCTCCCAAGTTCACCGTCTGTTGGTGGTGGTATCACTAATGTTGGAAATAAACAACAGTTTGGGGGTTTATTTCCTACCGACAATATTGGTAAACTAATAGCAGAAAAAGCGTGACAAATAGTATGAAAACATTAGCACCATATATAGTAATTATCGTTACAGGTTTAGTAACTTGGGGTAGTTTCTCTGCTCGACTAGATGAGGTAGAAAAGAAAGCTGATAACATTGCAAAGATACAGCAAGATATAGCTGTAATAAAACAAGAAATAGTATGGATGAAATCTTTTCTTATTAATATGGATAAATAGGAAGTGATAGAACATTGCAAAATGAAGTTGACAATACTGGTATAAAAGCGATAGAAGAACAAGACCTTGGCACCGTAACCGTAAATCCAAACGAAGAAAAAACAGTATCTACCTTTCCACAATTTACAGATGAAGCGAAAAGGCAAAGAGGTATTGAGGGATTTAAATTATTCAAGAAAGGTTTTAAACAGGCTTTACCTTACATAGGACAATTAGGTTTAGATTTAGTACCTGGCTCTGGTATTACAGAAATATTTGGACAACAAATTGATGTAGTAGAAGGAGGTAAAAGACTATCATTTCCAAAACAAGTTGAAAGAACTACAGAATTAGCTAAAGAAGGTAAAACTACTGAGGCTATAGTTAGTGGTGTTGACACAGCACTAACAGGAGTAGCAGGAGTGGGTGAAGGTATTATGGTCGCTGGAGCTATGACTGGTCCTCTTGCTCCATTACTTATTGGTGCAGGTTTTGCAATAAAAGGATTAGCAAAAGGTGGTAAATTAATTTTACAATCTACAAAAACTGGTAAAAAAATATTAGCTAATTATGATGGTAACAAAAATGAAGGTTTTAATGTTACTGATTTAGAAATACCAAAAGATGTTGAGCCAGACCCAGACATACAAACTTTAGAAGATACTATAGATGTACCCACAACAAAAACAGATGACACCGATACAGAAGTTGCTATACCAGAATTAGCAAAGGACCTTAATACTACTGAAGCTATTACAGGCTATGTAGTAGCTCCAAACAAATTAGATAGAGATCAGTTAGTCGCTAAAGTAGAGAACGACCCAGAAGTAAAAATTAAAACAGATAAATATTTAGAAGAGCAGGGTGTAAGTGGAGACACAGTTCCTATTTACAGACTTATAAATGTAGAAGATAAAGTTAAAAGAAGATTGGGAGACCCTTTTCCAGAAGTTCTTAAAAAAGCAGAAATAGGTAATGAGAGTATTATATCTGGCTCACTAACTCCTAAGGCTAATATAAAAACTTATGATTTCTTTGAACCTAAAGTAGGTGTGAATACCACCACTGAACTTGTTAGATATGATGTGCCTAGAGATAGAATTAAAATAGCAATGGGTGGTTTTAAAAATGATATTAAACAAAATGTAAATAAAAAACTTAAAGAAAAAGGTTTTGGTCAGGAAAAAATATCTGGATTAAAAACAGTAACTAATCCAAGTAAAACAGCTAAAGAATTAATAGATATGCAAGATGAAATAATAGCTGATGTTACTGGGTTAGAAAAAACAGTATTGAATAAAGGACCTTCATTTGGTTTGTCTGATGATGTCAATGCAGCAAGAAATATAATAAACGGTAAAATTAAAACAGTAGAAGATTATAAAAATTTTAAAGGTCAAAGTTATTTTGCTTTGGATAGAGATGAGGCGAGAGGTTTATCAAATCAAGAATTTGAAAAAGCAAATAATATAGCATTAGAAAAGGAAGCTAACAAAATAACAGACTTTTATGGTTTACCAAGGTTAGGTGCAACTAAACAAGATGAAGGTATCAAGGCTTTAGAGAAAAAAGATAAAGTAGATACTAAACCTAGAGATGAAAGCTCTGGTCACGCAGCTGATTATGTACCAGCTAATTACGGTCCACCAGCTCACGATATGAATATGGTGATAGAATAGGAATTTACACCAGAGGGTTATTCAACTTTTTCAACTGAAGTTGGTGATAATTATGAAGATTTAGGATTTTTTATAACCTCTCGTAGAGGCACTAAACAATATGATGAAGAAGTCGCTTTTTTAAATAAGTTAAAAGAAATCAAAGACAATCCAGATGCCGAGGTAACAATATATAGAGCTAGTCCTACTGATGATTTAAGAGCTGGTGATTTAGTTACACCAATAAAATCTGATGCAGAAAATTATGTCGAGCAAAGTAAAGTCACAAGACAAGATATAAGAGATGCAGAAAGAGAAAGAAGACTACAAGGAGATGAGCCTGTAGATCTTGCCAAAGAAAAAAGTATGAGAACTATGGAAAAGATAGCTGATATTTTTCCAGAACCTGAAGTTACACCTTCTAAAGTATTTACATATAAAGTCAAAGCAAAAGATCTTAGATGGGATGGTAATAATGGTTTAGTAAGGTGGGGTTATTTTCCAGAAGCAGATGTTGTATCACTAAAAGCTGATAAAGGTATAAAACAAATAGACACAGAAAATAAAGGATTAGGTTATCATAAAAACCCATATAAAACTTCTGTACAATTTTTTAATGATGTAGTAGATGGTAAGGCTAAACCACTAAAACAATATGAGTATATAATAGATGTAGGCAAAAGCACGAATGAATTTAGTCCTTACAATAATAGTGTTATAAATATATTGGATAGTAAAACTAAAAACTTTGCTAACCATATTAACACGAGTATACCTACATTTAAGGAAGCACAAATAGCCACGATACAGGCAGCAAGTGCTGTACTACCAAAGAACGCAAAGATATTAGATATAGGTCCTACTGAAGGTGGCTTTATGAATACCTTGGGTAAAGTAAGAAAAGATATACAAGGATTAGGAATAGAGCCATCTGAAAAAGCTAATAGAGTATTTGGTATCATTAGTGAGCCTAATATGAAAACAGTTAAAAATGCTTTCTCTGGTTTTAAATCAGAATATAATCAAAAAGCATTTAAAGATGATGTTGATGCCGATATAGATATTACTGTTTTTGATAATGATACTATACCTGACAAATCTTTAGATATGGTATCTGAAAAATTTACCTTTCAATTTATAGATAATGAAAGAGCATCAAAGATTGATGTAATAAGTAAAAAACTAAAAGATGATGGCTTTGCTATATTTGAAGAAAAGTTTGTTCCTAATGTAAAAAATAAAGAGTACGAAGCTAACGAAGCAAAGAAAGATAAATTTAAAAGCAACTATTATAAGACAGAAGATATGACTAAGAAAAAAGAAGAAGTCTTGTTAGGTATGGAAAAAAATATGGTAGATGCTAAAGATTTTGAAGAGATACTAAAGGGTAAATTTAAACACGTTGTTCAGTATTGGGACTCTGGTAACTTCTCTGGCTATATAGTTTCTAATAGTGAAGAGAAGGTTAAAAGTTTTTTAAATAATATGCCAAGTTTAAAAAGTGAATACTCTAATGTAAAACCTAATAGAGTCGTTCAAGGTATGACAACCAAAACAGAAAAAGTAGAGAAAAAAGCACTTGGAGGATTTGTAGATAGAAACACCTATGATTGGGTGTATATAGATGGTTGAGCCAATATCCACTGCTCTTGCTGGATTGGCATTAGTTAAAAAAAGTGTAGAGTTCATAAAATCCAACATAAGCACAGCTAAAGACATAGGTGATATTATCAACCACGTTGATGCTGCAATGAATGGTGAACAACAAATAATTAAAGAAAGAGATAGAAAAGGAGATGACCCCTTTGCTGTAGAGAACGTGGCTAAATCCGTATTAGATGCTCGAATCGCTAGAGAAAACCTACAAGAGATGAAACTGCTTATTGAGATGAGGTTCCCAGGTGCTTGGAATCAAATACTAGCAGAAAGAAAAAGAAGAATAGAAGCAAAGAAACAAGCGATAAAAGAAGCTAAAGCAAAGAAGATAAAAAAAATGCAGGAGATAGAGGAGTATGTTAAGTATGGTTTTATAGCTCTTGCAACTGTTTTATTTATAGCAGTATCAGTAGGTATTACTATAAAGTTTTTTGTATCAATAACTAACAAAGTATATGCACATAATATACAATATGATGATGGAAGCTGTAGACTATATGAACCTAAATATTTTCTAGTGTGTATGCAAGAGGGTCGTGCTTATGCCGACACAGAGTTATATTTAGATTACAAAAAAAATCGTGGTAACTGGATTGTAGATGACGAAGAATAATAGTATAATATAATTTTAACTTAAGGAGATACTTATGAGAAAAAGTAAAGGTATGAGAAGAATGGCTAAAGGTGGTATGAAAATGATGAGAGCCTCTAAAGGTGGAACTAAAATGATGAAGGCTAGAGGTGGTAGAATGGCTTCAAAAGGTGGAACTAAAATGATGGGAGCTATGAAAGGTAGAATGGCTTCTAAAGGTTACGCTAAAGGTGGTATGAAGATGATGAAAGCTAGTGCTGGAAAAATGGCTAAAATGTCTTTAGCACAAGCAAAAAAAGTTTTAAAAGCTAACAATATGAAAGCAGTTAAAATAAAAAAATAAAAGTTGATTTCTTATCATATTACATTACCATAAGGTATGGCATATTTAACTGCTAACATACCTTATTTTAAATGTTGGGTAAGAAAAGAGTTTACACACAACCACAGAAAATATCATGGTGAATTTATTCACGCATTAGCTATTGCTGTGACTTGTATACCAGACAGATCTTTATCTTTTCAAGTTGTGTTCACTGGTTGTGAAGATGAAGAAAATAGATTAGAGGGTCCACATGGAGGAGCTATGTGGGCAAGAGTTCCAATACAAGCATTAGTAGCTGATGAAATGTTAGAGGAGTTTCCCCCACGCATACCGAACCACTATGTGCAACCTTGGGATTGTAGCAGTAGATATTTTTCCTTAATTAAATATGATCGTACTAGCAGCTCTCCTTGGATAACAAAAATAGATGGTGACTTTTACAATGCTAAATATTATTTTACAATTGATTACACTAATGGTGATGAGATGACAAGTTTAGGAGATGATGTAGCTCAACACAAACAATCTCATATACTAGCCATTACCAGTGGAGAATTTGAAGGTCAGATAGTAGCACAACCTAATAACAGAGTAAGAGCTACCAATCCTGCATTATGGGTAACAGGTTCTGGTGTACCAGATTTTATACCAAGTCAGTATGAGTTTAGTGCTGAAGAAGATGAGTCTTATATGGACCCAGATTATACGTTTGATAATTTGTACGCAAAAAAAAAGGAGACTAAGTAGCCTCCCTTTCAATTATTTGATCAACATGGTTTGCTATGTTCTCCAACAAACTTGGTGAGGTGTCTGGTTTACCATAATGGTCAGAAACTTTATTGCTCACTACTTCTTCACCATCTTTTATAGTCAACCAAACTTCATCATTGTGATCAGGTGTAACCAACCAATCTATCACTTCTTCGTTAACTATTTTATTAGGTGAATGTTTGTCTTGCATCTCTCCCAAGAAATCAAAAAATTCATCATCACCCAAACCATCACCCAACTTGTCTATACTATCTTTATTCTTAATAGGTTTAGTCAATATTTTTTTCAACCTATCTTTGTCTACATGCCATGTTCCCATTATTTTTCTCCTTTATTATTTTCTGCATAAGATATTGCTACATTTTTATCAGCAAAATACATAATGTCTGTATTAGTATCTATAAAATTTTCTCTTAACAAAACTATAGGCTTAACCTCATTAGTTTGTTTATCTAACTGATATATTGTTACTTTTTTAGTCATGAAATTATCCTTTCAAATTTTATTAATATTTTAATTTATCAAATTTGCTTCTAATTTTTTATAATCTTTTTTATCTAAAGAATGGCTTTTAGGCAAATAATTAAAATTTGATAACTTTGCTTTTTTCAATGCGTTGTTCCATAATTTAAGAGCCTTATGAGAATGAAATAATACATAATCATTATGTAATACTGGAAATTGTTTCTCTAAATTATGTGTTAATATTCCAGATAATTCTGTTACACTTTTAGTTCCCCAAATTGTGCCATCTGTTTTAATAACCATAACTTTATCATTTGTTAATTTTACTAATTTTATTTTACTTATTGTCATTTTTTTCTCCTTTGTTTTATATAATATATATAGCACATCAAGATGTGATATGCAAATATACGTCTAAAATAGGCAGAAAACTAGGCTTTTGCAAATACTACATTATTTACAAATGACGAATCGATTCTCTTAATATAAACTAGCTATAGTTCTTCTGATCTCGTCTTGTGTAAATGGTTTTCTATTAGATTTTTTTGTAGAAGTATTATTTGTTTTTTTATCTTCTTGCTTTTTATTATTCTTATTATTAGTTTTATTATCTTTTGTCATAGTATCTCCTTTTTGTAATTTTATCATTTAATCTAAAAACTGTAAAACCTCTTCTCCTAAAGTTTGAGCAGATATAGTCAACTTATGTTTTAATGCTTTTATAATAAACTCATCTATTGTTTTAATAGCAACAAGATCTATGTAAGTAACCTTATCTGCTTTCTGTCCACTTCTATGATTACGAGCTTCTGCTTGTAATCTCTCTTCTAGGTTATAAGAGTTGTTAAAAAATATTTGTACACTTGCAGCATTTAAAGTTAATCCATATCCACCGACACTTGGATTACTGACCAAGAACCTCGCACCACGAGGATCATTAAAATTATCAACAACCTCTGATCTTTTCTTTGTGTCACCGTATAAGGTTGCAACAATATTTTCTTTTTTATATTTCTTTGCTATCTCCCTTGCAATCAATTCTATTGAGTATCGAAAAGAAGACCAGATAATAACTTTGCCTTGTATCTCATCTAAAATATTTAACAGCTCTCTTAGTTTTGCATTATCTAATTCTATTAATTTACCATCATCAGAATATAAAAAACCACAACATACTTGCTGCAATTTTCCTATCTCAGTTAACTTGTTATGAATTGAAGATTGTTTATCTTGTATGACAACCCTTGCGTGTTGTTTTAATATTTCATAAGCATTACGCTGCTCATTAGATAAAAATATATTTCTTCTTTGCCATACTTGAGGTGGTAGATCTAGACAATCTTTTTTTAATACTCTATGTGTGTAATTTAACATTCTTTGTTCTAGCTCATCTAAATTTATAAACTTACCAGGTATCTCTATCTTTCTATTTCCAGATACAGATATTTTATTCATTAAACAATATCGAGCTTGAAAAGTATAATACGATTTAAAACCAAGTAACTCTTCATTTAAAAAACCTATTTGGCTCCATAAGTCTAGAGGAGATTTTGTAATAGGTGTGCCTGTTAATATTCTCTTATAACGAACACCCTTACCTAATTTTATTACATTCTTTGTTCTCTTAGCAGTTCTGTTTTTTATTGTGGTAGACTCATCTACTACCATCATAGTAGTTAAACCTTTTTGCTCTACTAATTCTAAACCTTTGTTGTAGCCAGACTTATGACTAAATGCTTCTATGTTCATAAGATACCAATTTAATTTATCTTTCTTTGGATAAAACTTTTTGTCTATCTTATGTTGATAAATATAATTGTTTGCTGAAGAATGTATCTCTATTTCTTTTTTCCAATTTGTATAAACACTATTAGGAGCTAACACATACACCGTATCAAGTAATTGCATATTGTATAAGTATACTGCATTGTCGATTGTAACTTTTGTTTTACCAGTTCCCTGTTCCATAAAAAAACCAAACACACTTTGAGTAGCACCTTTTCTAAGTGCTACTCTTTGGTGTTCATATGGTTGTGTTTTATAATTATGTGACATAATCTTTTTCTATTATTCCTCTACTTATGTCTCCTCTCCATTGACTGTTTATCCACACCCTTTTACCAGATTTGTAGTTTCTCCAAAAACCTATAACTTCGTGATATTTATTTGTATTAACACTTCTTTCATATCTTGTTGTGGTCAATATTTTCTTATTTAAATTAACTATTCTATAAGTATAAAAAGGAGTGTCTGTATTATTTCTTTTGACTGCCTCATCTTTATAATCAAAATATTTAAGTTCTTCTCTTTGGTACTTATCATTCATATTATGGACAATATGCAAAATATACATAGGTAACAATGCTATTTGATTATAAGTCAATCTATTTATTACTCTTTGAACAGCTCTTTCTTGAATTTTACGATCTAACTTTTTATCATTTAAATTAGTTTTTAAAAACAGACTAGGACTAGGAGTTACATTATTAATATAAAAAGGTAATACTTCTTCTATATTAATTTTATGTATGGCATCCACCTTATTATTATGACTTGTAAACGATTTTATTAGACTTTGTTTTACTATTTCTTTAGGATTTTCTAAATCGTTAAGGGAATTATCACTTTCGTGAAATATCCAATCTACAGGAAAAAAACTTAATTTGTTGTTATGCACTACAAAACTCATAACACGAGTATTTCTTTTACCCTCAAGGTCTTTACCCTTCATAAACCAATACCCTTGTAAGTGAAACAAGTTTCCTAAATAAGGTAATATTAAAACATAATTATCTAACATTGGTTTGAAATAATTAATATCTAAATTTTCACTTGCATTATTTGTTCCTTGATTTCTTTGCATAATATGAGTAGCAGATATGGTATCGTTAATTACAACTTTAGTAGCATTTGAAAAGCGTAATAAAGTTTCATCTACATATTCTTTATTGTTATCTGCATACTCATCTTTATTAAATTTTACAGTGTTATTAAAAATTCTGAAATGTGTCCTTCTAGGATTTTTAATATAATGTTCAATGTTCTTGAAATACACATTGGCATCTACTCCTAATATTTTTAGTTCATTCATATTTTTATTACCTCATAAGTTTTTTTACTTTTAGGTTTAACAATTAAATAACTACTAATAACTAATCTTGAGTTCATTCTTGTACCTACAGATTTTGCAGACTGTATTGCATTAGTCTTTGCATACCGTAGTGCAGATTTGATTTCATTGTCTTCATACTGTGGTAATTTTTTTCTTAGTTTACCAAAAGTATTATGACCTTGTTCAATTAAAACTCTAATATCACTAGCTACCTTTTCTTTAAATGCCATAGTCAAAGCAACTTTTCTTTGTACACCATTTACTATCATTTATTTCCCCTTATAAATACAATATTGAGGATTGTTAAAATCTTCTTCAAACATTCCCACTTCATCAAAACCATAGAGAATATATCCGTTTTCTGGATTGCCACCTTTTTCATAAACAATTAAATCTCCATCAATTGTTCCTTGAAAAGTATTTATGTCTATATCAATATAATTTTTTTCATTTACAATCATAAAATTCTCCTTTCGGAAGTGGCTTATGCCACTTCCTTTTTTTGTTTAGTTTGAAGATTGTCTAAGAAGTCAATTGCTTGTGTAGACTTTGTGATTGCTTGAAGAACCTGTTCTGGTTTATTTTCAAGTTGCTCAATCCAACCGTTGATATATTGTGCGTGATCAGATCTTACTGTTGGTGATATGCCTAGCAACGCACTTAAGATTGCTGAACCAGACTCTGCTACTAACTCTTCAATAGCATAAGCATTATCACCGAACCTACCAGAAAAATCTCTCTTCAATCTTTTGTCACTACCTGTCCAATGTACTAACTCGTGAAGTAATGTTCCGTAATAAGATTCTGTGTCGTGAAAATCTTCAACATTTGGAAGTTTAATAAAGTCACCTTTAGGAGAATAAAAAGCTCTACTACCACCAAAAGTTATTTTTGCTTTTGTGTTTGCAACATACTTCTCAACATCTTTTAATATATCTACTTTAGAAACTTTAACTTCTTCAGTCTTTTTTTCAATCACATAATCTTGAATTTGACTAGCGTTGAAAACAGGATATGCAGTAAAGAACCAAATCTTTTTCTTAATATCTTTTAATTCTCCACTATCAGTGATAATGCCAAAATCTCTATCTTCTACTTCTATTTGTTTAGTAAAAAAAACATGATGAGCAGTTTCACCTTTTTTAATATAGTAACCTTTATCTTTCCATGCTTTAGAAGTACCCCACAAATTACTTTCGTAACCATTCTCTTGAGCCTCTATTGCTAAGTTAATGATATTAAAACCATTGTAAGTTTTACCATCAGATATTTTTATTGGAAGTTGTAGTTGAGCTATTTTAGATGACCAACCTTTTTTCCAATTCTTACCCTCAGTCTTTAATAGTTCTTTTAATCTATTAGCTGCCTTGTTAATTATTTCTTTTCTAGTTTGTTTTGCTTTATATTTTTTCATTTGTTTATCCTTTGTTATTTGTAAAAAATTTGTCTTACGAATCAATATTAATCGAAATTGTAAGTATTGTCAAATCATATCTTAAAAATATGTGCTATGTTTTCTCTAGGTTTGTACCCTATATTTTTTTTTGTTTGACTAAAAACATTTTATGTTTTAAAAAAATAAAATAGAAAGGAGGTCTAATGGACTTACGAAAAGAAGCTAATAAGTTAAAGACTGAACTTAGTACAGATAATTTAGCTGACATAACTTCTGAATGTAATAAATTAATGACACTTCAAGACGAAATAAAAAAGATGGAAGATAGATTAAAAGAGTTACAAGCTCAAGAAAGAAATTTATCTCAAGAAGTGATTCCTAATTTATTGCATCAAGTTGGTGTTACAGAAATTAAAACTACTGACGGTGCTACAGTTCAAGTGAAACCTTTTATCAAAGCATCTATTACAAAAGCAAATCAAGAAAGAGCTTTTGACTGGTTACGAGATAATGGGTTTGAAGACATTATTAAGAATCAATTAGCAATTAACTTTAAAAAAAGTGAAGACAATATGGCTTCAGATATTTATGAGGATTTGAAGTCAAAAGGGTTAAATGTTAATCGAGAAGAGAAAGTTAACACAAATACTTTAACTGCAACTTTTAAAGAATTAATTTTAGAGAAAGGTGAAGCAGTTCCTAATGATGTGTTTTCTATATTTCAATCAAACAAAACTAAAATAATAAGGAGTTAATATGAATACAGTTACAAAGAAAAAAGAAAGTCTACCAACTAAAACTAAAATAAGTTTAAGACAAAGTGCTGGTCAAGGTATGGAAAAAATTACTGCCAAGGATCAGAAGCTGCCAATCTTAAAACTATTACATTCTTCTAGTCCAGTATTAGAAGAGGGTAATCCTAAATATAATGAGAACGCTAGAATTGGAGATATATACAACGAGGTTACAAATACTTTATATGGTAAGAGTATTATTGTTGTACCTTGTTTTTATATCAACACTTACAATGAGTGGGCAGATAGAGGAGAAGGAACAGGTAGACCTATAGTGCATACAAAGTTTGATATGTCTAAAACTACAAGAGATGATCAAAACAAAGACAGACTTGAGAACGGTCATTATGTAGAAGATACAGGTAATCATTTTTGTTACATACTTGATCCTAAAACTTATGAGCCAAAAGAATCTGTGTTGATTACTATGAAGTCCTCACAAAAGAAAAAGTCTGCAAGTTGGAATACATTAACAACTACAAAGACAAGAACAGATGATCAAGGTAGTTTTGTACCTCCTTTATGGAGTAGTGTATATAAATTGTCTACTGTCAAAGAAGAGAATGTGCAAAAAGGTCACAAGTGGCATGGGTGGTCTGTTGAATTTCATAAATGGTTAGAGGAGGGTAAAGATGATGAGATTATGAGAACTACCTCTGCTTTTTATGAAGCAGTATCTAAGAATGATATTTTTGGAGAAGTTGATTTTGAATCTGGATTAGATGATGCAGAGGAAAAAACTGAGCCTAAACAGGCACAGGTTACTTCACAATCTGAAGACGATCCTTTTTAAAGTATTATGCAGAAACTCTTTGATCTTTTCAAAGGGAACTCTGACTCTTACATCAAGTCCTCTGTAACAGGAGAGCTTGATGATAGGGGTAAGAGGATCACCTCTTATACTACGGTTAACGAACCAATAACCACGAAACAGTGGAAAGAACACTTAAGTGGTAAAATTAGAATTGGTTTTAAACCAGAACAAAACGGTAAATGTATGTGGGGTTGCATTGATGTAGATCCTAATAGCTACAAAAATTATTCACAAAAAAAATATGTAGACATAATTAAAAATTATAAACTGCCACTTGTCGCAGTTAAATCGAAATCTGGTGGGTTACATATATTTGTATTTTTCTCAGAGTGGGCAGAAGTTGATAGGGTGGCAGATAAACTAAAAAGAATAAATGATAAATACTTTTTAGCACAAGAAATATTTCCTTGTAACAAAGCATTGAATATGCCTTATCAAAATATGGATAGCAGTATGGAGTTTGCTTATGACGATAATAACAATCCTGTGTTAATTCAAAAATTTATTGAGATTGCTGAAGCAAAAAAAATAGCACCAGAAGATTTTTATAAACTAAGAATAAAAGACTATGAACCAGAAAGTATGTGGAATACTTATGCACCTTGTGTGCAAAAGTTAATACAAGAAAGATGGGAAGGTAACAACAGAAATAATTATTTATTTAATGTGTTGGTATTAGAAATGAAAAAAAATAATGCTAATACTGTTGCTGAGTTAGAGGAGATAGCTCATAGTAGAAACAGTCAAATATTTCATAATCCCTTACCACGAAACGAGGTTACACAACTATCTAAAAGTGTACACAAAAGTAATTACGATTTTCAATGTCCACCTAAACATCCAGAGTATGCACCGATATGTAACAAAGAATTATGTAAACAAAGAAGATTAGGAATTGGTGAAGCTACACCAGAAATTATTGATGATTTTACAGACATTACTTTTATTCGAGATACAAAAACTATTTGGTATGAGTTCAACTATCAAGGACAACGCATAACGGTGCAACCAGAAGATATGAAAGATGAGAAAACATTTAGAACCAGATTATTACGCTACAGAGTTTTTTGGATGACGTTGCCTAAAAGTAAAAAAGGTCCTAATCCTTTTGAGTTATTAATGAAAGGTGTAGTAGAGAGATCTGTAGAAGACTCACAACATAAGTTTGAAGATACTTTAGAAGAAGAAAAATATAACACATTAAAGAAGTTTTTTGAAAGTCATATTGAACAAGACAATTACGATAAGTTAAAAGATGGGTATGTGGTATTAGATACCTCTAGTAATATATGTTACTTCAAAAAGATAACCTTAGATAAATTTATTAAAAAAAATGCAGCACGAATATTCAACACAACAACTGATGCTTTGCGTTTATTAGGGTGTAGAAGAAAAGATTATCACGAAGGAGAGAAAAATATTTGGCACGTTACTTTGCCAGAGTTCATATCTCACGAAAGTATTAAACCAAAAACAAAAGATCAAATAACGGAGTTAGATGAAGCGTACCATGACAAGTTTAGGACTGGAGAAACAGAAAGCGATACACAAAAAAACTATTAAAATATATGGACCACCTGGTACAGGTAAAACATATACGCTAATAGAACGAATACTAAAAAGGTACTTAGCAAAAGGGGTATCACCTAATGATATTGCTTACATAAGTTTTACTAACAAAGCAGTTAATGAAGCAATAGATAGAGCAATAAATACTTTTCCTAATTTTAATATAAAAGACTTTGAAAGATTTAAAACGCTGCACAAATATGCAAGAAGATATTTTGAAGAGGAAGTATTTGATCCTAAAAATTGTATGATAGATTTTGCATTACAAAATAAAATAATTAAAACTTCAGATAATCGTTTGGCAGATGATGGGTTTATATATAAAGATTGGTCTTTAGGTATTTACGATAAAGCAAGAAACACAATGCAAGATCCTGTCCTCACTTACAAAAAAGAAAGTTACAAAAAAGATTCATTAGATGTTTATTTAAGAAAGATCTCTACTTATGAACATTACAAAAAAGATAGTTTTATAGATTTTACGGATATGATAGAAAGAGCTATTAATGAAGTGGACTTTCCTAATCTAAAATTATTGATATTAGATGAAGCTCAAGACTTTACTCCCTTACAATGGTCGCTAATATATAAAATGGTTGGCAATGTAGATAGAGTAGTCATAGCAGGAGATGATGATCAGAGTATATACGGTTGGAATGGTAGTGATCATAAATATTTTACAACTTACTTTCCAGGTCGCAAAGTAATACTAAGAAAAACAAAAAGATTTGGTGAAGCTATCTATCAATTCTCACAGATAATAAGAAGAGGTATTATAGATAGTTTAGAGAAAGAATACTATCCGTCTGATAAAGAAAGTTATGTAAAAAGATATTTAAGTTTTCAAGAGGTGCCTCTTAATTTAGAAGGCACGTGGTTTATTTTAGGTAGAGTAAACTCAGTGGTTAATGAATTACGAATGATGGCAAAAGATGCAGGTTTATATTTTTCTGATAACAAGGGAAATAAAAGTTTTGATGTGAAGCAATGGGAGGCTATAAAATCTTGGACAAAGATAAGCAATAATAAAAAAATCAGTAGGAATAGTGCAGAAAACATGTATAAATACCTAAGAGAACTAAAAGATTTTAATTTTAGAACACCAAAGTTTTGGCAAAATATACCTGAGACTCAGATGTTTGATTTAAAAGATTTAAGAGAATGGTGTGGCTTAGACATGGATGATTCTTTTTTAAA